ACCTACACAACCTCTGGGACCACCCTGTCACGGACTGTCAGCGAGAGTTCCAATGCTGACGCTGCGTTGAACCTGAGTGGCTCTGCGGTGGTGTATGTCTCGGCTACTGCTGAGGATATTCCGCCTGCTCTTGAACTGTATGCTGAGAACCCGTCTAGCCCTACTGCTCCCTCTGCTACTGGCACGAATGCGGTGGCGATTGGTTCTAATGCAATCTCATCTTCCACTGATGGCATAGCTATAGGCACATTGGCAGAGGCTTCAGGCACAGATAAAGGCGTTGCTATAGGTTATGATGCTGAAGCTAGAGGAACAAGCGGCAGTTTTGCTTTTGGCACATCAACCAGAGCTTTGGGAAATCAAACGGTAGCTATTGGTTTTCAAACAAATGTTGGTGGGATTGGTGCTTTGGGCGCTGGTTATACGGCAAACGCAGGCTCTACTTTCTCCACTGCTTTGGGATATAACGCAGTCACGGCTTCAAACTCTCGGGCAACCGCCCTGACCAACTCCCGCGCATCTGGCACAGACTCCTTCGCAGCAGCTATCGCCAACAACACCTCAAGCTATGGCGCTACTGGGGATAACTCGGTGGCGATTGGTAGTCTGGCAAAGGCGAGTAGTTCCGACGCTCTAGCATTAGGGGATACTTCAACTGCTTCCGGCGCGAACTCTTTTGCTCATGGCCGCAGTTCAATCGCTAATAGCGCCGACGCTGTTGCTATTGGTATCGGTGCAACAACCACAGCGAGCAGGGCTTTTAGCTTTGGAGACAACTGCATTGCATCTGCGTCTTACAGTTTTTCCATTGGGCGTTCTACAAAAGCATCCTTTAATTATAGCTATGCTTTTGGATATAACACGGAAGCCACAAGAAAAGGCGTTATGGTTTTCGGTGGCGGTCAGTTTGCCAGTCGTGGCGATGCTCAGTGTGGAACTATGGTTTTACGCAGGGCAACAACGGATGCGACTCCGACAACTTTAACGTCTGACGGCAGTACACCTGCTGGCATTAACGAAGCTCAACTCCCCAACAACTCTGCCTACAGCTTCAGCGGCACGATCATCGCACGGCAACAAGCGTCTGCTGGTAGTGAATACGCAAGTTGGGAGATTAAGGGCGCATTGTTGCGTGACGGCTCTGCCGCTACCACCGTGCTGGGCAACGGCATCAAGAACAAGCTGTATGCCTCGGCTGGTGCGTCTGCTTGGGACATTGCACTGACGGCTGACACTACCAACGGTGGCTTGGCTATTACTGTCACGGGTGCAGCCGCCACAAACATTCGGTGGGTCGCCACTGTAAACACCTCGGAGGTCACTTACTGATGGGTAAGATCGAACTAGATCACACTGGTGCTGGCTCTGGTGTTACACTATCGAGCGACGGCACTGACCTGCTTCTGGATGGGGCAGCTATCGGTGGAGGCGGCGGCGCTGCCCTTGAGTTGTATGCTGAGAACCCTGTTAGTCCCACTGCGCCTATTGCGACTGGCACTAATGCTGTTGCTATTGGTACGAACTCAGGAGCAAGCGGGATTGAGTCTGTTTCCATTGGTGGTAATAGCAATGTATCTGGCGATTACTCCATCGCACTTGGCAATAGTAATGACGTAACAGCTTCGTTTGCTGGTGCAATAGGATTAGGTGCTGATGCCACAGGTAATTACGCTTTTGCACTAGGCGCGGCTTCATTTGCGTCTGGCTTACAATCGGTTGCCATTGGCCGAGATACTGACGCAACAAGTTCTGGTGCTTTGGCTATTGGGTATCAGGCACAGGCCAGAACTGGATCAAACGCAACAGCCATTTCACGTTCTTACGCCTCTGGCACCGACAGCTTCGCAGCAGCTATCGCCAACAACACTTCTACCTATGGCGCTACTGGTTCTAACTCTGTGGCGATTGGAAACCAAGGCAAAGCTACCGCATTTGGTGCTGTTAGTCTTGGAAGAAACACTCAGGCAACAGCTAATTACTCATTAGCTTCCGGCTTATTTACTGTTGCGTCTGCTTCCTATGGTGTGGCTCTTGGCTACGAAGCAACAACTTATACGCAAACATCAATAGCGTTTTCGGCGGGTAGTTTCAGTGGCATTGCAGGGCAGCACCAAGGGCGTATATTTGCTTTCCGTCAACGCACCACAGATGCCACACCTAAAGTGTTGGTTACTGATGGTGGTTCAAGCGGAAGCACGAATGACCAAATTATCCTCCCCAACAATTCTGCCTACGCCTTCCACGGCACTATCGTAGCCCGCCAGCAAGCCTCTACAGGCACAGCATGTGCAGCATGGAAGATCGAAGGGTTGATCCGTAGGGAAGGTTCGGCAGGCACGACTGTGCTGGTCAACAGCGCCACGACTGTCCTCGACAACACACCTGCTTGGGGCATGGCTCTCAGCGCAGACACGACCAATGGTGGCCTCAAGATCGAAGCCACTGGCGCAGCAGCTACAAATATTGCTTGGAGCGCCACAATCAACACGTCCGAAGTGACGTACTAAAAGGAGGCCAACATGGCTATTGAACTGAACCTTGAGACTTCCCAGTATGGTACCCCTTTTGCTGGTGCCTACTTTCGCATTGCCACCGCAGCTATCAGCCGTATGCGTGAGGGTGGACCCAAGTTCACCGTGATGATTGATGTCGCAGGATACGCCACTGGCACACCTGATGATGACACACGGGAAGTAGACTTCCGCCGCTACCACGCTGACTTGGCTGAGGTTGAAGCAACCGCTGGTGATAACTTTCTCGACAAGTGCTACGCTTGGGTGATGACGCAGGAAGACATGAATGGGAGCGTTGCGGTATAATGAGTATTGTCATCGACTACACCAAGGGTTTCTTTGAGCCTTCGCCTGCTGGTGAAACAGTCGGTGACATCACCTCAAGCACCCTCGACCTGTCCACTGGCAACGTGTTCTCTGATGCACCTGCTACAAGCCCAACGTACGTCTTCAGCAATCCGCCTGCTTCTGGCACTGCTTACGGCTTCACGCTCAAGGTAACACCCTCTGCGACGGTGACTGTGACTTGGCCTGCCTCGGTTGACTGGGCTGGTGGAACGGCCCCTGACGCCCCTGCTAGTGGCGCTACGAATGTCTACTCGTTCTACACGCAGGATGGTGGGACAACGTATTATGGCTTCCTCGCTGGTGGAGCGATGGCATGACGATTGCTAGACTGATGCAACAGGCGGCTGCTGGCTCTGCTGGTGCTGGACCTGAGCCTTCTGGCTGGATCGACCCTGATCTGGCTAATGCGAGTTATGATAGTGTTAGCTTTAGTGTTGCTGGGCAGGAGACATCTCCGCTGGGAATAAACTTCAACAATGACGGAACAAAGGCATACATCGTTGGACCTACTACAGATAGGGTGTATGAGTATCCCCTAAGCACTGCGTGGGATTTATCTACAGCGTCATACAATAGCGTTTCTTTTAGTGTGGCACCCCAAAATACTGTCCCCTCAAGCGTAGCGTTCAATTCGGATGGCACCAAGATGTATATTACAGGGGTACTAGGCTCTATTATATATCAGTATAGTCTTTCAACGGGCTTTGACATCAGTACTGCTTCTTATGATTCTATTTCATTTGACGTGTCTTCTCAAGTTGTTGATCTTGTTGATTTATCGTTTAGCTATGACGGAACCAAGTTGTACGCACTAAGTTTCGGCAGCGATACGGTTTATCAGTACAGTCTTTCAACAGGCTTTGACATCAGCACCGCTTCTTATGATAGCGTCTCGTTTTCAGTAACGGCGCAAGAAAGAGACCCTACCGCATTAAAGTTTAATCCTAACGGAACTAAAATGTATGTTTGTGGAATCAGAAATTATACCGTGTATCAATACTCCCTATCATCCGTTTTTGATGTTTCTACAGCATCATATGATAGCGTCTCTTTTTCAGTGGCGGCGCAACTTAGCAATCCTAGAAGTTTCACCTTCAAATCTGATGGCTCAAAGATGTATGTTGTTGGAGTTAACAACGACACCATCTACCAATACTCAACCGACTAAGGAGGCATCATGCTGCTAGTCAAAACTACAAACGGACAGGTAGAGCAATTCCCTTACACGCTCGGAGACCTTCGCCGTGATAACCCGCAGACCAGCTTCCCCAAGAAGATCGGTGATGCGATCCTTGCCAGCTACGGCATCTTCCATGTGATGCCTGACGTACAGCCTGAGCATGATCCGCTTGCGCAGACTGTCGTACGTGACCCTGAGCCTCACAACGACGAGACAGCGGTCAATGAGGAAACCGATGAGACCTACAAGACTGGTCGCTGGGTCATTGGCTACACGGTCGAGAACAAACCTCTGGGTCAGGTAGAGGATGCTGTCCGCAACAAGCGTGACCGCCTACTGCAACAAACCGACTGGATGGCCCTAAGCGACAACACGATGACACCAGCTTGGGCATCGTATCGCCAATCGCTTCGTGATATAACTGCGCAAGAAG